TCACAGCCCCTTCTGCGCCACGTCCAGCAGCTTGTCAAGCAGCGGTATGTTCAACCCAAATACGCTCAGGTTTTCCGTCAGGCTCACCAGCTCTGTGGCAATCATGTACGTCATCGCCGCTCCGCTGATGCCCTGCATGTCCAGCGCAGCACCCACATATACGCAGATCAGCACCACCAGCCACTCAAGTCCCTTTTTCAGCATCCCCATCACCAGCGCGCCGGATGATACCTTTCCACTCGCAGTCTTGCTGCTCTTGCCCTTTATCGCGCACAGCAAACCCGTGATCACATCTGCCCCCTGCGTCAGCAGCAGCGCCTGTGCAATCGGCGGCAGGCCGGCAAACCAGGCTGCCGCCAAGCCAATCCATGCTCCCGCCAGCCGGACCATATCCGGCCTCACCGAATCAGCAATCTCTCGAATACCTTCCTTCATCGTCTTTCCTCCCTCCCGCCCGCAGCGCGCCTCAGTCTACCGGACCCGATACCATCCGGAGCGAAAGAATACCCTTGGGCGTGTATACGTTTCCTTCTTCATCTTCAATCACCAGCCGTACATCCTGCTTTGCCTGCGCAAAGCAGATGTATTGCTTAGCCGCATATCCGATGCCTCCATCAAAGCTGATCCTGACCCATTCGCCCTCGTCAAGAAGTACCTCTACCGGCTCCCCCGATTCCAGCTGCGCAATCACTTCGCCGCCCGGTGCATTTCGGATATTCAGCCGTCCGCTTTTCAGTTCTACGCGTCCTGCATACAGGCTCTGTTCCATTCTCTGCGCCCCTTTCTACCCATCAGCTTCCGCATATACACGCGAATCCCATCGTAAATCAACCCCAATACGTCCGTTCCGTTGTAATACAGCCTCGTCAGCCAGGTCCCGTTGAATACCACCGGCAGTACATCGTCCGCGCTGTTGCGGATCACCACAATGCCGCTTCCGCCTGCTCCGCCAAAGCCCGTATACATTGCGTCGTGCTGCGATCCCGCACCGCCGCCTCCGCCGCCCGTGTTCTTTGCCGCATTCCTGCCTGCGTGGTCGCCGTTATAGTGGTGTGCGCCGCCGCCATCTCCGCCGCCGCCTTCGCCGCCCGGGCCGCCGCCCGCGTAACCTGCGCCAAATACGCCGGCTTCGCCCGAGCCGCCCCCGCCTCCGCCTCCGGCATACATCGGCCAGCCCAGCATTCTGAATTCATAGGTGGATTCGCCTGCGCCCGTGCCGCCGGATGCAGCAGAGGCGCCGTTGCTGCCTCCGGCATATCCCCAGTAGCCGTTCTTGGCGTCGCCGCCGCTTCCTCCGCCGCTTCCGCCGTCCGCGCCCTGGCAGCTTCGATAGTCGGCCCCTTTGCCGCCCGCCGCGCTCAAGCCAAATGCCGTGCTCATTCCGCCTTCGCCGCCGTTTCCTGTTCCATTCGGATCGCCTGCTGCGCCGCCTTCTCCAATCACAACGCTGTATTCCGTTCCTGCTTCCGCCTTTAAGCTGCCCATGGCGGTATAACCGCCGCCTCCTCCTCCGCGGCCCTCGTCGCTGGAGTACCAGGCTGCCGCACCACCACCGCCGCCGCCCACAACAAATACGTCGATCTTCCTGTTGCGATCGGTGAACGCCAGTGTTCCGCTCGTCTTCAGCCGGATCACCCAGCCCCAGTCCGCTCTCAGTTCCGTCTCGTATTCTCCCGTGTATGTAAAGTCCGGCAGTGCCGCCGGTACGTATGCAGCCATCTCATTCCTCCCGTCAGTCGTACGTATCAATGTAGAGCACCGAATCCCGCAGCGTAAATGTCACGCCTGCCGGTCCCGTTTCGCCCTGAGGGCCCGGCGGCCCCTGCTCTCCGTCTTTGCCGCGCGGAATGCCGTAGGTCAGGTGCTTTATGCCTTCCTTTTCCTCAATACTCACCGTCGCCGCCTCATCCGGCTCCAGCGTCCGAGCGCTTACTGCCGCGTTATTCCATGCTTTTTCCATCGCGTCGCTCGTGCTTTGCGCGTTTTCAGCGGCTGCCTGCGCTGCATTCGCCGCAGCCTGCGCGCTGTCTGCCTGCTCCTTCGCCTGCAGCGCCGCCGCATTAGCCACAGAAATCGATGTGTTCATCGTCGACAGCGTCAGGTTAATCTCCTGTACCAGCGCATCCCATGCGTTGATCTGCGCCGGTGTCACCTGGCTGCCCGGTGCCGGTCTGCCAATCGGCCGGAATACTGCCTCATAGCATGTCTTCGCACGGCTTCCTTCTTCCGTCTGTCCGTAGCTCACATAGACATACACGTGCACATCCCTGCTCTGCGTCATGTATACGTCCGGCACATTGACCGTCCACGCATCTTCACTCTCATCATATGCCGCCAGGCGCATCTCGGTCTGGCTGTCGCCCACAAAGGCAAACTGCGCCTGTACCGCCACCAGATCGCCGGAGAGGAAGTCGTCCCTCTGTGCAAGCTCCTGCGGCGAGGGCAGCCCGCGCATGCGCAGCCGCTGACCCGTGTCGTACTGGTATGCGCCGCTCACCGCCGCACTTCGGTTCTTGCTGTATTCAAAGCTCGCCTCAATCATCGCTGCTCCCCCCTTCTTATCGGCGGTATTTCACGCTCTGCGCCGCACCGCTGACCGCATCCACCTGCGATGAGCTCTTTGTACTGCCGCCGCCCGTGTTATAAGAGCGTGTCACCGTCGAACTGCTGCCCTGGGTATGGCTCTTTCCCGTTGTCGTGCTCGTACTTGAACCTGTTGTGCTGCTCGATCCGCTCGTACTGGACCCCATCGAAGCCGAAATCGCCGCCAGATAATTCTGGTTGTATTCCCTGCGCTGGCTCTCCTTAAGCTCCTGAACCTTGGCCGCCAGATTCCTGGCGTAGTCCGTCTCAAGTCTGCCCTGGGTCTGTGCGTTCTGCTGCGCAGACAGCGCCATCTGCTCGCGTACCTGCGCGCTCCTTCTTTCGCTGTCCTGTGTCAGTTCCTGCACCGCGCGTGCCAGTCTGTCGCCTTCGTTGGCCAGCGTATCAAGCATGTAGCTGCTGCGTCCCATGCCCCGCGCAAGCGCCGCCGTCTGTACGTCTGCCGCGCTTTGCGTGTAGCTGCGCCGCTGCTCCTCAATGCTTTTGCTCAGTTCCGCTGCCAGGCTCTCAATCTCCTGCTCGCCGCTCAAGTTCGCAGCGTCGTATTTCTGCTGCGCTGCCTCCTTTTCCGCGTCCCGCTGGGGCTGCAGCAGGTTCTGTGCATATGCCTGCATTTCCTCATCAGTCATATAGCCCATCAGGCCAGCCAGGATCTCGTCGCGCATCTTTTCATCAAGTACCTTTTTCGTCGAGCTCTGATTCTGGCTCTGGCTTTGGCTCTGGCTTGCGCTGTGATATTCGCTTTTTGTCGTGCTTTCATACTCGGTATTGGATACCGTCACTCTTGCCATTTATGCTTCCTCCGTCTTCCCGTCCGCCTCAAGCGCCGCAACACGCGCACTCAGGCTCTCCGTATCCTTGCAAAGCGACTGTATCTCCCGGATTCTCTGGTTATTGGCCGTCCATGCCGCGCCCGAAAAATCCTTAAGAAACAGCGCCAGCTTTCTCAGATACCGGCTTACGCCTTCCCCTTCCCGGTATTCCGGCACCTTCGGCTGCCTGTATGCCATCGTTCATCCCGCCTTTATATCTCGTCCAGGCTGTATTCCACCTGAATCCCGCCGTATATCCGCCAGCCCGCCGCCCGGGCGCCGCCTGCAATGCGTAGCCTCACCCGTACGCCGCCAAGCTGTATCTTCACCCGATAATCCCGTCTTCTCTGGCTGAGCATCACGGTCTTCGTCTTTTCGCGCCTGTCCGTAATCATCGTCAGTTCCAGCGGTACGTCGTTTTCGTCCGCATCCGCCGTAAATCGCAGCACGAAATCCCGCTTCATCATTTCCTTGCCCAGATCCAGCCAAGGCGTCTCCCATACGCTCCTGATTGGCTGCCCCATATAGCTGCCCGACGTCTCGTCGTTGTAGCGCAGCACCTCGTACGGCGCATCCGCCTGCGTAAAGTATACCTTGCCGTCCAGCGCAAAGAATTCTTTCACGCGCAGTCCCTTGCGGATCATAAACGTACCACGCTCTGTGTCGTATTCGATCACCGTGTTGTTCTCGCTGAGCACGTCGTTTTCGTTCTCCCGTACGCACAGCGCCAGATAGTACACATGTCCGCACACGCATGCCGTGGCCAGCTTTTCGGTATCCGCCATGCGCATGCGCATCGTCTCGTGCAGCGCGTCGCGTGAAAGCAGTTCCAGTGTCGATCCGTCATATAATCCCAGTCCGCTTTCAGTCATAAAAAACATCCGCAGCCTGTCCACACAGATTGTCCGCTCCTGCGCAGGGCCATCCGTGCCGTATGCCTCCGTAATCATGAAGCTCGATGGATCGCTGCCGCGGATTTCAAATACAGTATTCGGCTTAATCGCCAATAGATAGCCGCCAAAGGGCCTCAGCGCAATAAACGTATCGCCATCCCAGGTAGGCTGCTTAATCACGCCGCCGCCCAGCTCCGGCGTCTGTGCCATGCCCGTCCAGTCAAACGGATCGTACGGCCTTGAGTAAAAGATGTCGTCCGGATATCCCGGCGCGCCCGTTCCCCATATTCGCTCCGCATGCCTGCCCAGCACAGCAAACCGCACCTGATCATAATCGTCGCCGATCGTCAGCGTCTTGCTCTCCACACGCAGATCGCTGCCATATATCACCACCATCCCGTCCTGCGCGTTGCTCATGATCAGGATGTCGATCGTCTCTCCATCTTCATTTGTTTCATACGTCACGCAGCTCCATCGGTTCGATCTGTAACCCTCGCCGCGCTTCACCCAGCCTTCCGTTCCAATCGTATAGGTATAAATCGCGCCGCCTGCGCCTGCTACAAATACGTCGGGATCATCCGGCTTGCTCCGTCTGAAAAAGCGCGTCAGCGTCTCTATCGGTGCGCCCAGCGATGGAAACGCACGGCTGGTGCCGTAGCCGGTTGCTAGCAAGCCCCTTTCCGTGCGCATGTTTTCCGCTTTGTACGCGTAATCGGTGTTCACATTCGTGTCGCCCGCCGCCTGATAGACGCCCTTCGGTGTGGGAATGGTGAATTTCCCCTCGTAGCTCTCCTCCGGCGTCCGCTTTTCCTTCGCCATCTCCTCCACCTCCTTTTATGGTTTTATGCGCCTTCCCACCTTGGGAAGGCGCATCTGTCTTACCGCCTGTATCGTACATCCGTCACCGAATACAGGTTTTTCATCCTCGTCACACTGCCCGCGCCCTGCGGTTTCAGCGCGCGCATCTGCTGATAGAAGCTCTGCCGGAAGAATTCTGCCCGGCTCTGCTTGGCCAGGTTGCCGCTGGAAAGATGCCTGTAGCAGATATAATCTGCCAGCGCCGCATGCGCCCATTGAGGCATGGCCGGTTCGTCCATGTCGCTTTCAAGCGGCGCCCGTTCCATTTCGCATAGCGCGCTCAGCTTCTTTTCCTTCTCCTGCGTCAAAATCGCGCATCCGTCCGCCGTCAGGTCAAACCATACGTGTCGCCCTGCCTCTCCGCAAACCTCTATTACCCGGCTGATCCGCATCCCACGAATATCCGCTCGGCCGCTTTTGTCCGTTTTCAGCGTCAGTGTTTCTCTCGGCCTGAGGAACTGCTTCAGCGCAATCATATAGCCCATATTGGCATAGCTCTTAAACAGCTCGTCGTATTCGCTGATGTCCTCTGCCGCCTCGTCCAGCTGCCTCAGCGCCAGCTTCATGATGCTTGCCAGCGTCATCCGTCCACCTCCGGATACGCAGTACTCACAGATTGCCTGTGTTGCGCAGAATCTCAGCCAGCGGCTGCGGCATCTCCACCGCCTTGCCGCGCATAAAATAGAAGCTTACGCCGTTCAGGCCCACAAATACCACGTCATCCCGGCTGCCCGGCACAAGCGGCAGCGTCACGCGCTCCTTCTTGCAGCCGGCACAGCCCGCCTGCATAAGCAGCTTATCCATGTTCTTCATCGTCGCTTCGCACTTACCTGCCAGCGCGCTGCTCGCGCGTTCAATCGTCTGCGTGGTGTTCGTCTTGATCGCCATTCTATTGTCTCCTTTCCTGGGAACGCCGTCCCCAAACCCCTGCAAGGGATTTCATCCCTTGCCCCTTCTTCTCTTCGCGCCTGCTTCAAGCAGCTATATCACGGCAAACTCCGTTTGCCAGCCAGATCAACGCTCCCCCTTACAGGGAAGGCTGCAGTCCGAAGGGCTGACGGATAGTTTTCCCGCCTGCAAGCGAGGATCTTGTCCTTTCCCTTCAGACACGCTGCCCTCCTTACGCCGTAAAGCCGCACTCAATGCGCACGGCATACTCCGGCTGCAGCAGCTTCACGCCAAAGCCGTCCATCTTCCAGCCTACCGTGGAAATCTGCTCCAGCGGGTCTGCCGTGCCTGCACTGCCTGCCGGCTTCACAATCACACGCGGCTTTGCGCCCTTGAAGCTCGTGTAGCCGTAAGCATACTGGCCCAGCACAATGATGCTCGCCACATCAACGCCGTCCGCGCCCGCGCCCTCGAAGATCTTCGCTTCGGTCGTCTCCACAATACGGCAGCCGAACAGTCGGCCAATCTCGCCCGTATACACCGCTTCCTTGTCCTGGTAGCGCGCCACCGCCACAAAGGTCTCGTCGTCCTGCAGGTCGTAGAATGTATCCGGACCCACGATAGCAATGTAGTAGCCGCCAAAGGTCTGCGCATGCGCCTTCTTCAGCTTCCTCACCGCCTTGCGCAGCTCCTTCGTGCTCAGCTTGTCTGCGCTGGTGAGCGCATTGCGGCTGGTCTTGCCGTTCGCATAGATCACGTTCGTGCAGGTCGCCAGTTCTTCGCGTACAACCGCATCAATGCTGCGCGCGCCCGCATCGCCAAAGAGCTTCGTCTTGCGCAGGATGTTCATGTCCAGGTGGCTCAGGTCCAGCTTGTCCGTGCAGCGGGCATATTCGCCGTACTGCTCCAGCTTCACCGTCACCTCCGTCTCCGTCAGCATCACGCTCTCGCCCGGTTCGCCCTCCGCAAGCGTTGCGGTATTCGCCTCCAGCGGGATGATCTTGCGCATATTCATCACCAGGCCGCTGTTTTCCGGCATCCTGTGCTCGTCGCCAAACTGCAGGTGCACCAGCTCCGGTTCAAACGTACGCAGAAGCTCCCTGTTGTAGTAGGTCTGCATGCCCGGCGTCAGGCCGGTGCTACCCGTCATGTTCGTGTTCGTATTCGTATATGCCATTCTTCATTTCTCCTTTCTTTTTGGGAACGCCGTCCCCAATCTCCTGGCAGGAACATCTTCTCCTCGCTCGATGCTCATCGGTCAGGGCAGTTCTGACAGCCCATCTGGCTGTCATTCATTTCTGCCCTAGTTCGAGGATTCGAACCCCTGCGCCCTTCTTCGCTTTGCGGCTGCTTCAAGCCGTCACCAAAGATAACCAAGCGGTCTCACATCCGTACCTTCCTGCCCATCATCGCTGCTTCCCGCGCCTGACGGGAAAACGCATCAAACTGCGCATCCGTCATCTGCTCGATGCGGTCGCCCTGCGGCGCATTGCCCGCAGCGCTGCTGCGTGCCACCGGTACGCCGCGCCTGCGCGGCATATGCTGCTGCGCCGCCATCTGCCTGCGCAGGTAGGCTGCAGCCGCGCGGATCACGTCCTTGCCTCGCGCAATATCGCCGCGCACGCCTTCGTCCTGCGAAAGCGCGCTCAGCTCCTCTGCGCTCCAGCCGTCCTCAAACAGCATGCCGATCCCTTCCCGGATGCTCGCCTCCAGCTCCTGCGCCTCCTGCGCTTCCTGCTCGATGTTTTCCTCCATCAGCTCGCCAGAGATTTCGTGCGCACTCAGCGGCACATTCTCCTTCATCGTCTCTTCCATCGTCTTTCCCCTTTCTTTTTTATTGCAAACCCTTTCGGGTCAGCTGCCTTTCTCAATCAATGGCTCCCCCTCCAGCGAACGCAGTTCGCCTACTCCCAGCCTCTTTATACATCCGCGAAGCGAAGCGGGGAGTCTGAGGGACAATGTCCCTCAGATGCGGTTCGGGGCAATCGCCCCGACGTCCCCTCTGTCTCCCCCGTTCCCCTCCGCACTTTGAATCGCCTGAAGCACGCTGTCGCGGATCCTGTGTCCTTCCATCAGCCGGATCACCTCATGCGCCGGCAGCGGCGTACCCGCCTTTGCGCAGATGTCCACCGCCTGCATCAGGAATTCATTGTCCTGCGCAATCTGGTCCGGGTTGCTGCGCTGAATCTGCACGCGTACCGTGTATGCCGGCCGGGGAATTCTGCCCGCCTGCGTCTCTGCTGCCACCAGCTCAATCAGCTTATCGCGCAGGTTGCCGCCCACAATGCGCAGCTTGCGCCCCGGTTCCATGTATTCGCTGAGCACCCACATGATCATCTCCACCATCTCGCGGAATGCATCTTTGAATCGTTCCGTATGCCAGCGCGCAATCTTGCTGCCCGCCTGCTGCAGGGCGTTGATCGCTGTGCCTGCCGTTACGTTCAGTCCGCCTTCGCCGCGCGCAAACTGGTTCTGACCGCAATCCTGCTTCATCGCGTCCGCCATGTACTGCATCATCTGGTATACCTGACTGTTAAGCGGCTGCGTCTGCACGGTCTGCAGCACCTCGCGAATGTCGCTGCCGTCCCATTCGATTACAGTCCGGCTCATATCCGCCACCTCGTCCGCATTCACGCCGCTGCCCCGACGGATAAAATGCCGCTGTACGCTGCTCTCACGAGCATTGTCGTCGATGTACTTGGCATACCGGTCAATGGCGTTCTGCGTCTCTTTGTAATCGTGAATCAGCCCCGAGCCGAATGGCCTGCGCCATACATCTCTGTACCGATAGAGCACAAACGGATACATTCCGTGCGCATACACGCCCTGCGCATATTCGCCCTCCTCCATGTCCAGCCCAAATCCCGTCTCCGTGCTGCACAGCAGCGCCCCGCCGGCAAACTGCGCCATGTGAACCCTGTTCCGTCTGGCCACCGGATCAAACCGCTTGTACCAGAATTCCAGCAGCGTCACCTTGCTGTCCCCACCCGGCGCCTCCAGCGCAGCCTGCTCGTCCCGCCTGGCGTACTCGTCGCCCGCCACAAAACCTTTCGCGATCGGATAGTGTTCCTCCACCCAACCAACCGTCGTGTGCGTCGCCTTGAAGCATGCGCGTCCATCCTGAATATCCTCGTACATCGGGTCGGGATAGAAGTCCTCCGGATGCCAGCACAGCACGCTCGCCATGCCCGCGCCGTCCTCCAGATCGTCATCCCAGAATACCTGCGCCACGCCCGTGCCCGTCACCACAGCGTCTTCCATAATCCGCTGATACTTGCCCGGCCAGCCCGCATGGTAGAGCACAAAGCTCACCACGTCCGTCATCTCCTCCGCGCTTTCCATCGTCTCCTCGCGCTCCGGAATCATCTTCGCCTCGGGCATGTTGTCAATCTGATCCGCCACCACGTTGTCCACGCAACTACCCAGCGTGGTCATCGTCGGGCTCGTCCCGCTGCGCTCGCTCTGCCTTAGCTGACGCATCCGCCTCGCTTCGCGCATCTCCTCGTGCTCTTCGCGCAGCTGTTCGTGAAAGTGCTCAAACAACGCATACCCACGCCGCAGCAGTTCCCTCTCCTCCGCGCTCATCGGCTGTTCAATGCCCCGCAGTTCCGCGCTGCGCACATCGCCCATCACCCGATTCCTTCTCTTCATTCATGCTCCTTTCTTAGGGCTGCCGCCCCAAACCCTGCCCGGGGGGATTTATCCTCCGAACCCCCATCGTCGTTTCGCTCCTGTTTTAACCCGCTAATCATGGCAAGCTCCGTTTGCCAACAGACAATCTGCCGATCATCTCAAGCCTCCCTGTAGGAGAGGGGCTCTGCTCCTCCCCTTTCCCTCCCCTTCTTCAAACAGCCGCGAAGCGCAATGGAGTTCGGGGCACTGCCCCGGGCCGGGGCCTGGGGATGCACTCC